GCATTACCACCAGTTGAAGCATCCCACAACGACCAATGCGAATATGTTTCTGTTGTAGAAACGTTGGTCCACTCAATTGTTGCATCTGTAGCAATAGAACCAGAAGACGCAGCTGACCAAGATGCCGCTTTGCGTGTAGTTTCTGTGGCAGCATTTGACGTTGCATCTTCGCCAGGATCACCTGTGTGCAGCTTGACATACACCGTTGTTGGCATAGTCCAAGCAGCCTCGCCAGTTACGTGGTCAAGAATTTTGTTTTCAGCATAGTTAGAAATCGACATAAGAACCTTTCAACAAAAAGAGTATAGCAAAGCCCCCCGCCCCGATGAGGAGGAGCGGAGGGCTTTGACTAATTAGTTATGAGTTTGCGCCAATAGTTGAAGCTGACTCAATTCGACGAAGCGAAGCCTCGCGGAAGCGACCGTAGCCACCAAGCCAGTACCAACCCATTGGTTGCAGACGCATCAAGATGTCTGTGACATTGCCACGAACAATCTTTGGAGTTGCGCCGTTTCCATCCTGTGTGCTGAACGCCTTAGCAAGAGCCTGACGACCCATGATGTTCGTTGCATACACGTCAATGTTGCCTGCGCCGCCTGTGCCATTACCAGCATTAGCAAACACTTTGGCGCGTGGGGTCTCGATAAATCGTACTGATTCAAAGAGGCCGATCTCGCCATTGTAGATGCCAGTTGGATCGACGTAGTTAGCTGGCGTACGCCATGCTGATGCATCGGTTGCCGAACGGAAGTCGTACGACACGTCTGGGTGGATAAAACCAATGTATGAACCGTTGAAGGTTGCTACGTTTGCTCCACGCAACTGTGCCACAACTTTGCGTACGTTGTTTGCTGTCAAGTTTTCATCAGCCGAAACTTCATTTCGAGCTGTTGCTGTACCTGAGTAAACAACGTTGCTGCCACCAGCAAGGACTTCACGGACAACTTGATCCATTGAGTCACCTGCGTTGTAGCCAATGATGTTTGCTGCTGCCGAGTCAACATCCAAGAATGCTGTTCCGCGCAGTTTTGCTGTTGTAACAACTGCGTTGCCGTATTCAGCCAAGGTAACTGTTACCTGACTGTCCGAGAGCGCTGTTGGGGTTACGTCAGTTACTTCGTTCAACGTAGATGTCGCTGCTGCGATGTCTGCGAAGATTGTGAATGTAACTCCAGTACCAGGCATTGCCTGTGCTACTGGTTGTACGTCCGCTGCCTGATCGAAAAGAAGCTCTGAACGCAATGCGAAATACGCAAGACGGTCAAACGCCACCTGGTCTACAGACAAGGACGAGGTTGTTGTTTCGCCTGCCATGTTTTAATTCTCCTTAAAGAATTGGTTAATTGTTGATTTGATTCATTCTTGCTTGAGCCAACAATTCCATTACTTCTTTTTCGGATTTAGCGTTTGCAATTTTAGTTGCATAGTCAACCGTTGCTTCAGTTGTATCTCCAACGCGTGATGCGTTGCTAACTCGATCCCATGCTTGCTTCTCCTGTATCGGGGCTGCTTGCACAGTTTCTTGGGGCTTAATGAGATTTGCTTCTGCGGCTGCAACTCGGATTGCCTCGGGTGTGAGTTCGCCATCGTAAGCTTTCACGAAATACTTGGACATCCCTGAAGATAGGTCTACGCCTGCCTTCACAAATGCCAACTCTCGTTGAGCTGACTTAGCTTCCTCTGCTTGCTGACGCAAGCTCTTAACCTCTGACTCCAACTCACGCATCCTTGCACGAACTGGATTCTTTGTTGCCTGGTCTTCCTGAACGCTGTCCTCTTCATAGAAGTCTTGTTCTTGCATGACCCACTCCTCCGCCCACACCTGGCTGGAGGGGCCAAGTGGCTGCATATCTCACCCCTGTTAGCACATTGAAATCGGGGGGGTTTCCAATGGTTATCCCTGATGGGATATAACTATCTTACATCACAATTAGTGATTGTCAAGGGTTGACTATCTGTATTAAAGATTTGCCTGACCGTACCCAGATCTGTAAGAACCACTATCACCTTGAGCAAGAGTTGCCGAACCACCACTAGCAGTTACCTCACCGATACGACGCTTTTTGCGTTCTTCTACCAATCTCTTAGCTTCAGCATCAGTACCCAAAGCAGCCTGAGCAAATTGAAGATCCGTGATTTGCTGTTCGCCAAAACCACCACGTCGCAGTTCACCCATCTGTCCTACTGTTGTGAAGGCTGTTTCTGCTTCCGCTAGAGTAACGCCCTGTCGTACAAACTGTTCAGCTACATCTTTATTAAAGCTGAGCGCTGAAAGCCTCTGAGCGCTTTCAGCAATAAGAGCTGCTTGTGCTTGACGTTTGTAGTCTGGGGCCATAAGAGGACGTGCTCGATCTGGGTCAATTACGTACGCAAGAAGATCTCCGTCTGTAACCCCATACATTTCCGCCATCTTGTTCTTTACTTCTGGGGAAGCATCACGCACAACCGTGTATGCATCCTTAAGGCGATTGTTTAATTCTGCTACCGATACGTCACCGCCAATTAGTTTTTCAAAATCATCTGGGGAATCGTAGAACCCCTGTGGCAAACCGTTGGCAGCCAAAGTATCTTTGTATGACTTTTCTAAAGCAATATAAGTAGATGGCGACAACTCTTTGAACCCCAAAGATTTACGCCGTTCGTTTGCAGCAAATCGTTTCTTGTAGGCTTCTTGTTCTTTTAACGCAAAGATAAGAGAATCACCGTCATTAATATCTATTTCATTTTTAGCGTAAAGAGAATATGCATATTCATACAAACTCTCTAAGCCATAACTAGCTAGCACGTTGCGCAATATTGCTTTTGCTCCAACAGCTGGGACAAATTCTTCTTTATCACCACCACCACCACCACCACCGTTATTGGTGGGGGCACCTGGAAAAGCATCTTCTGCTCCACGTTCTGCAAGATTGCGAGCTTTACCTTGTTCAATAAGAGTGTTAAGAGCATTTTGTCTTTGCTCTAAAGTCCCCGACCCAACTCCAGTATTAGCTACAAGTTCGTTAATGTAGGTTTCATCACCGTAATAATTACGAGCTTCACTAACGAGACCTGGATCCAGGGTTTGGGGAGTAGGGCGAGTTACTTGACGACCACGAGCCTCAGAGAGTGCCCGAAGATCTTCTTCTGACATTGACATTAGAGCACCTCTCCAAACGTTTTAGCTATGGTTGTAGCTAGGGTCATAGCATCACGCTTTGCTTTCTTTGTGTTTTCAAAACCATATTTGGGATCTGTACGTAACATAGTTTCCCATTCACCCAATGTAGGTGGTGGGGTATTTGGTCCGCCAAATGCTGTTCTAAATTTTGGATCATTAAACGAAATGGATTCTGGGGCCAACTCTAATGTGTTAGCAGCTATGTCTCGATATGAGCTAAAGATCTCAGCAAGAGTTAACCCAGCATCTAACTGTGGAGCTAATTGAAAGTGTGCTGCTTTGGCTAAAGCAACGCCTTTCTTTTTTAAAGTATCAATGGTAACAGCCTCTCCATTATATTCTTTACCCTGAAGTGCGGCAAGAATTTGTTCGTTTAAATCTGGTGGGTTATACCCGTAATCCATTGCTACTTTCTTCAATGCCTGCGCATCAAGGCTGTCCAATAAATCTTGTTTACCACGAGCACGAGTACCTACAACGCTGTTTACATATTGCGACAAAGCAAGTCCACTAAGACCACGACGTGTTGCTACCAAAGTAATATCATCCAACTCTTTAGCTGTTAAACCAAGGTCACCATAACCACTAGCTATGGTTATGCGATTAGCCCTAATTTTGTCAGCTTTATCTACATCAAGTAAAGCGTCAAATGCTTTGGCAGATTCAACTGTTTCGTTGTAGTACTTGGTTGCTTTAACTTTTGCATTAAAAGCATCAACGCCAGCTTGGGTTGTAAAGTCATATTGTTTAGGTCTTTTGGCTACATCTTGGATAAGATCAATTAGATCATCACCAAATTTAGCTCGAGCTTCTTGTTCTCCTGGACCACCATCAACAAGCTTTGCATATTGTGGAAACTTTGAAATAAACGCACTACGCCAGTCTTGTTTTGGCGTTGTTTCTTTTTCTGTTTTTGCCATTATGCGCCACCCAACAATGAGAAGACTTGATTAATTGCCTTACCCGCTGAGTATGCACCAAACTCCCCAGGTGATGCTTTCATTGCTTGTTGTTCGGCTGCAACACCAAGGCTTGTTGGATCTTCAACGTTAGATAATTGACGTTGCCTATCCATGCTTTGAATAACCTGAACTGCAGCTTTGATTTCTGCTGGGGTTGCCGCCCTACCAAGTAGTTGAAAGAACGCATTGCCAGTTTGTTTTGCTGCATCTTCTCTTGAAACAACCGATACTGTTCGACCACTACCCATATTTTCTGGCACCCTTATTGCACCACTAGCAACCAAATCCACTAACGCCTTCATTGTGCGCCCTTTGTTGTTTGCGAGTTGCAACATAAAATCTTGCATCGCTGCCGTATCTGTATCCGTCAAACCAAGACCACGCAAAGCTTGAGTGCTTGGTTTGTTGTTCCCGTAATAACCCAAACGTTGCATGGTTGTAAAAAACTGTGAACGGTCGGCGTCATTTTTTAATTTAAAAAACTCTTGATAAATTTCCTCTCGGTCTCCTTTGTATGGGGGTCGACTAATAACGTTTTTTTCGTCAACTAAGTTGTCACCTTCGTAAACCCATTGCGTACCGCTGGGTCCGCGTTGCCCCCTAAGGGTGGCTGGAAGTGTTGCAGCAAGACCCACCGCTGAAGGTCTTGGGTTAATAT